GGTATATTTAGGTACTTTTTTACCCTTGTTAGCTTTATCCATCATTGTTTTATTTAACTCATATACTTTCTTGTATAACGAACCATTACCAAGTTGCTTCTGACAAATTGACCAAAGGCTATCCCCTGCTTTTACTGTATATGTTTTAGTGTTTGTGGCATTGACTGAATCAACTCGTTTTGGCTCTATCTTTACATTAGGTCTACCAGTCTCATTTTTAGGAGGGGCAAGAACTAACTTTTTAGTTGAGTAATCTCTATATTGCTTTAACTTTATTGCAACTTTTGTATCTGAACCATTTTCTGCATCTTCTGAAATAGCATACTCTTCAAGAGATACTTTTATATTAGTGTTAAATAGTACTTTATTACCTAATTCCCTCGATACAATAAATTGAAATGGCTTACAATCAGTTTTTAATAGTTCCAGTTTACTTAAAAAGAATTGAACATCCCTAAAAGCTCCACGATAGAATGGCAACTTATTATGTGTAAATTCTGCTTCAAAACTTATTTCAGATAATCCTTCTTTTTTTAGTATGTTTACTTCTCCAGTATTTATCAAATCAACTATCTTGTTTTTATTTGTAACTTTAATCTCTAACTTTGGCGGAGGTATTGGTAATTGTACTCCATCTAAATAAAAGTCATAAGCCATTTATATCCCTCCTTTCTAAACTATTCCTTCTGCTGATACAATCATAGCATCATTCAGTTTTTCTGTTAAAACATTTACTATACCATCCACATCCGTGTCTTTACTTATATTGTTAGTATTGTTCATATCAATTTTTATGTTTACTCCTGTGAATCTGTTTATTGTTTCTTGTTCTGCAATGTCTCTTAAGTATTTAAGGTCTTCTTGACTTTTATCCATTGTTTTAGCCATTTTGGCTGTGTTTCCTGCTGTGTCTTTTACATTTTTTCCTAAATCTCCACCAAATCCACCAAGGTTGTTTAAAGGATTTTGTTTATTCCACAAATCGTCTAATCCTAATTTTTTCTTTGCATCTTCTAGCATCTTATTAATGTCAAAAGTATCTTTAAATTTATCAGTTATAGCATTTTGCCATTTAGTTCCAAGTGCATTTCCTTTTTGAAATTCTGCTCCAATATCTTTATATCCCATTCTATCCAATTTTATTTTTTCTGGTGCATCTCCTACCCATTTATTTAAACTGTCAATCTGTTGTTTGATGTAACTATTATCTGCCTTGACAGGCGTAAATGTTGCTTCTCCAACTTTCCCAATATTTACTCCAGGAATTTTGTTTAGTAAATCAATAAGCTTATTTACTCCTCTGATTGCTATATTCGCCCCAGCCACAAAAGCCTTACCAAGTGCGTTTCCTGCATTATTTACAGAATCATTTAGAGATGCCATTTTCTCGATTATAAAGATTACACCTTTTGCAATAGCTTGTTTCATAAGATATACACATTGATTCCAACCATTTGTAATGCCTTCATTTACAGCTATACAGCCATTCAGTAGCCATATCATAACATTTTGTATTGCTGCCACTGCTGCAAATACAGCACCCACAATTACTCCTAAGGCAGTTAAACTTGTACCTGCGAATTTGTTTACTGCTGCTACTGCAACAAAAACTACTACTACAAATGCTATAATACCTGCTATTATCCAAAAAATTGGACAGGATAATAATGCTGCATTAAAACCCCATTGTGCTGCTGTTGCTTGTGCTGTTACCAAAGCTTCCATCGTTTGTGCAGATATTTTTCCAAATATCGCAAATTCTTGTGCTGCTAAAGCTGCACAAGATTTATACGCTGCTACTGCATACAATGAATTTACAAAAGATGCTACCGTAGTGGCAATTGTACTTGCAAGTAATACTCCTTTATATATCGCAATTGCTGCTATCACTCCATAAATAATAGGAGCAATAATCGACCAATTTTGAGCAAAGACATTAGCAACATTTAGTGTTGCATTAGTAACCCATCCCAGTCCATTGATAATTAGTATAGCTCCTAATGTAACATTGCTAACAAAATCTGAAAAAAAATCACTATTTAATATATTTTTTATAATATTTAATGTATCATAAATGTTTGAAGATATTGCAATCATAACATTCCGCATAGATACAACAATCTCACTAAAACGTACACTTTGCAAAGCTCCACTTATCTTACTGAGAGTCTCAGAAAATATCATATAAGCATCATTTTTCATCATTGTGAGAGCTTGAGAAAAAGTGATTGCCATACTTGCAAATTTCTTTTCTATCTCATCAGAAGCTTTAAACAGTGCATTTCTTATAACATCTGCTGTTATTGCTCCGCTACTTGATAATTCCTTCAATTGGTCTTTAGTTTTTCCCATTGCATCAGCTATTTTAGTGGCTAATAAAGGTGCATTTTCCATTATGGAACGGAACTCATCACCTTGAAGTTTTCCTGCACCCATGGCTTGTGTTAATTGATACATTGCTGCACTAGCTTCATTTGCTGATGTTCCTCCAATTACAAAAGCTTTATTCATAAGTTCTGTAAACTTTATCACCTCTGCTGAACTTCCAAAAGCATCTCCTGCAAGTATTCCAAGTTTAGCAATCTGTGCTGCTGTATCTGCATAACTAGCTCTTGCACTTTGGGCTGACAAATAAATCATTTTATTAAGCTGGTCTGTTGTCTGTAAGCCATCATTCATTAGATTTAAACGTGCTTTTGTACTTGCAATTGTATCTGCTACTTTTGTAATACTATCTATTCCTTTTATTCCAATGTATATCCCAGCAATACTTTTTAATTTAGACACTAATAGAGAACCTGCTTCACTACCTTGTCTTATTTTATTATTAAAGTTTTCCTGTTCATTTGTATTTCTTCCAATTTTCTGTTCTATCCTTGTGAGAATACTTTCTATGTTATTCAAACTTTGTTGAGAAGCTTGTATATTACCTGCATTGAGTGGATTATTCAATCTGCCTTGCAATCTCTCTAAACTATTAATTGTTGTATTAATAGAATTAGTCATATTACGAAATGCTGGTGTCATTCCGTCGAAAATCTTTATTGAAGTTTGTATTGTAGCCATTTCCTCACTCTCCTTTCATAAATTTCCATATAAAAAAACACCTACATTAGTAAGTGTTTATTATTTATGCCCAAAACTGTTTACCACAGCTCAAACATGTAACTCTAACTTTCTTTGCTCCTAAATTTCCAGCTACTAAACCAATGCCTCCTGCTATAGTAGCCCCTGCTACAGCTTTTCCTATGCCAAAACCTTTCTTATGAGCAGACAATGAAACAGAGCCACACCTAGGGCAACGAGCAACATCATCTTCAAGTACATTAGTTTGTTTATACTCATCTTCCCTCAATATCTCTTTTTCCTCTTCGATATTTATTTTTTCACTTAATTCTTTAAAAGCTGGATATATAATATTTTTACACTCTTTTATGTCCAGCCCTAGTAACTTCATTGCAATATCAATTGCTAAGATTTTATCTCCTTTAGTTTCTTTATAAATATTAGTCAGATTTAATTCTTTTCCATGAACATTTATAAATAAATCATCATTGTTAACTTTATCTGCTAATGTAGCTGTTCCGCAATTTGAGCAAAATTTGCCTGCACCAGTTATCTCATAACCACAATTTGAACAAAACACAACAATCACCTCACATAATACTTATTTTATAGCACTATTATACTATATACGTAAAATTTTTACATTATTATCACCTCCTTTCATTAAAAAAATACTTACTCATTTGTAAGTGTTTTTGAATTATTTTTAATTTTAAGTCCACATAGTTAATATAAAATTGTTTGCTCAGATGCTTTTAAATACTCAAACATTAGCCTTTACATACCACTTAGTTAATATAAACCAAACCAATGCACAATTTGAAAAAATGCCTTTTACACTATTTACATACCACTTAGTTAATATAAAACGCGTTAATGCAGTACCATAACGATATGGGACTAACTAATTTACATACCACATAGTTAATATAAAACAGTATTCAGAACTTGAAAAAAAAGTTGGAAATAGCACATTTACATACCACATAGTTAATATAAAACCGTATAGGAATGAATGCAGGTAGTGCATTTTCTAGTACATTTACATACCACATAGTTAATATAAAACAAGTAGCAGGAGAAGCTAAGATAAAAGTTGAACGAAATTTACATACCACATAGTTAATATAAAACTTGCAGATAATACTCTAAGACTTGAAGTTAAATGTGCATTTACATACCACATAGTTAATATAAAACCATTAGAAGAATATAACATAGTAGAAGATGCAGAAAAATTTACATACCACATAGTTAATATAAAACACCAGAAAAGGAAGGTGGCGATATTCTTATAACAAAATTTACATACCACATAGTTAATATAAAACCGATATCCATTTCTCCTTTTCCAGTAATATTAAATTTATTTACATACCACATAGTTAATATAAAACCCCAAAATAAATTGTGTATTTCCAAGACTTACACACATATAACTTTCTCAAATTTGCAGTGAGCGGGTAATAGTGCAATTGATAACACTTATCAAACCTTCTCAATGCCTTGTATTCCAATTGTTAAACTATACTTAAGTAGAAAAATCGAACACTGCAAAATTCCTATATTTTTATTATACCATTTTATACCAAATAAAGCACTTGAAACAACATAATATCCAAGTGCTTTATCTATTTATTTAATTATTTTTCTCTAATTTTTTCTCAGAAAGTTTATATACTATTCTTTCTATCTTATTATATATATATATCTATATCTGTTTCTCTTATTTTCAAAAGTTTAATTCTAAATTCTTCTTTTCTCTTTTCAATATCTATACTATCAAGTAAATTCTCATACATTGTATTACCCCCCCAAAAACTAAAATCTAATTATTTTTATACAATATATAGTAGTTTTTCTTGTCTCCTTTGATTGAGATAGGATTATTATTTTCTTTCAACCACACTTTGACCTTTTCTGTAACCTTATTAGAATATTTTGTTACAGTACCAGTCCAATTGCCATTCGTTTCTAATACTGTTTTCATTTCATCTTCTTTAATATCAAGCTTTCTTATAATTTGCTTAACTGCCATAAATGCTGGTTTATTAGACATTGTGTAAAGTCCTAATTTTTTTGCAATCTGCTTTGTATCATAAAAATGTTCTTTTTCTTCAACTTCAAGAGGCAATTCAATACCTGCTCTTTCAAAAAAAGTCTTAGTTACAAGAAGTTTCATACTTTTATCAATGTTTAAATCATCAAAAATTGGAGTTATTAACCTAATTGACTCATTAACTGTTTCTAATTTTTCTAATGCTTTCATTTCTTTCTTTTCTTCTTTAACTCTAAAATAACTATTTACCAATTGTCTTTGTACTTTCCAAGCTAAATCATCTGTAAAAGATTTTACTAACATTAGATAACCTGTTTCAGTTAATAAGATTAATTCTCTTGCATTACTGCCAACGAAATTCGTTGTCTGTTTAATTGTTGATAATTCTTTTCCTTCTAAATAAAAATAGTCCTCATTTTTTATAAAGTGCTTCTTATTTTCTCTAAAATTTCTACCTGCTGTTCCTTCTACTCTTTCATGTACTCTGTCAATTTCTTTAAATGTAACTACTCTTTGATTATTAAATTCCTTAACTTGCACTTCTTGATTGTTAATTAGTACTAAATTGTTCATAAAAACACACTCCTTAATTGATTTTTTTTAAGGAATGACATATACTATAATTAATGTATATGTAGTATATGTCAATAAGAGTTACTCAAACTTGGTAGGGGCGAGTGGCTCTTATTTTTTATTCCTTAAGTATATTATATCGCACACATTATATAATGTCAACATTATATAATTATATTGTTTGCATATTATATATTGCAAACATTATATAATTGTTGTATAATATACTTAAGAGGTGAAAAAATGTATTTTAACATTGATAAATTACTTGAATCCAAAGGTCGAACTAGATATTGGTTAGCTAAAGAAGTAGGTATAGCTTATCCTAACATGATGAAATTAGCTAACAATGAAACAAGTTCTATAAAATTAGATTTATTCGAAAAGCTTTGTCTTGTTCTTGAATGTACACCTAATGAACTTGTTACTTTATCTAGCAAAGAATAACAAAAGCACCTACTATTTAAGTAAGTGCTTCTTTTTTCTATTTAATTTTGAATCCACATAGTTAATATAAAACATAAACATTACTCCACAGCACATGTCAAATGTTGAAACATTTACATACCACTTAGTTAATATAAAATCAAGAAATGAGTTCAGCATTATTGCAGTTAACGCACTTTACATACCACATAGTTAATATAAAATGACCAACGCAGAATTTGAGAAGATGCCTTATACATTCTTTACATACCACATAGTTAATATAACTCTTATCTCTATTATACCATTTTATACCAAACAAAGCACTTGAAACTATGTAATATTCAAGTGCTTTATCTATATTATTTTACTTATTTTCTCTCTCTTGTTGTTCCCTAAGAATACCTCTCAATATCTCTGCATACTCTTGAAATTTTTCTTCATTGTCCTGTTTTAATTTATATAATAATGTAGCAAACTTTACAAAGTATTCTACATCTTCATCAGTTTTTAAATTATATTCATTAAGTAAATTCTCACACATTGTATTAATCCCCCTCAAAACTAAAATAAACTAAACTAAATTATTTAATACAACTGATAAATTTACTCAATCTTATAAACCACATGATAATTCTTCTTTTCACCTGCAATCTTAGCAGGTCTATTATTTTCCTCTATCCAATTTCTAACCTTATCTATTACACTCTTTGTATATTTATTTACAGTACCAGTCCAAGAACCATTAGTTTCCCAAACGCCTTTGACTTCGTTTTCTTCTAAATCAATCTTTTTAATAATTTCACAAACAGCCAACTGTGCTGGTTTATTACTCTTAGAATATATTTTCAGTTTAGATGCTATTTGTTTTGTGTCAAAGAAAGATTCCTCTTCTTCAATTTCTATAGGTAAATCAATGCCTGCCTTTTTATATAATGTTTTAGCTGTTAATAGTTTGGATTTATTGTCAAATCCTGCACCATCTAGCAATTCTTTTAACATAGATGTGCTGTTATAGGCTAATTGTAACTTTTCAATCTCACTTGCTTTTTCTCTTAGTTTTTCGGGATTAGCATTGTTAGTTATGTATGCACCAGTTTGTCTTATTGATGGTAGTACATCTACTGCTAACCATGTTTGAAATTTTACTGCTATTTCATTTTTAGCTTTCATACCTAAAAGATAAAATAATGATTCAGGTATATACTCATCTTTCCCCAACAAGTTGAGGAAACCAAATTCTTTACAGTATTTATTAATAGTTTCCCATCTAATTGATACATATTGCTTACCATTTTTATTCTGTGTCTGACACCATCCAAACCCTACAGCTGTATCCTCTGCATTAATTCCTATACTTCCATCTTCATATTTAATAGTTCTTATTTTTATTCCTAATTCATTATTTTCAAAATTCATCAGTTCATTATTCATACAAAAATCACCCTTTCGATTTATTATCTTGAAAGAGTTATCTTTACATGATAGAATATTTCATATAGAGATAACTCTAGGTTAAGTAGTCCAGTATGCTTTGGTCGGCGTTGGGCTACTTTTTTACTTATCTTCCTCCAAAAGTAAGTCTACTCCTTTTCTTATTGCTTCTGTTCTAGTAAGATTTTCTTTCTCACAATAATCTAATAATTTTTTATGAGTATTTTCATCAAATCTTACTTTGACATCAATATTTTTAGGATTATCAACTTTTGGTCTTCCCATTTTAGAACTCATTGTTTCACCTCACTTTTTGTGTTCCATAATATAATTATATTATTTGTGTTCCAAAAAGTCAATAACTTATCCCAATTTTTTCTAATTATTTTACTCAACCGACCAATTTTGAGCAAAACAAAAGCACCTACTATTTAAGTAAGTGCTTTCTTTTTTCTATTTAATTTTGAATCCACATAGTTAATATAAAACAATTATCCATACCTTTAAAAATTATCTTGCTTCCATTATTTACATACCACTTAGTTAATATAAAACATTCAAGAAGTAACTGTAATTGTTCATCTGTAAAATAATTTACATTCCATATAGTTAATCTAAAACGATAGACAAAGCTAGTGCAGACGCTAAAGTACAATCATTTACATTCCATATAGTTAATCTAAAACCTTTCATAACTGATGTTAAAGACTCATTATATGTACTATTTACATTCCATATAGTTAATCTAAAACGAATAACAATAAGAATAACAACAACAATAAAAAGGTTAATTTACATTCCATATAGTTAATCTAAAACCCCAAAATAAACTTGGCATTTCCAATACCTACACATACGCATCTCTCTCAAATTTGCAGTGAACCATGAGTAGTGCAATTGATAACATTTATCACACACCCTCAATACCTTGTATTCCAATTGTTAAACTTCAATTTATCGCAAATATTGCTCACTGCAAAATCTCTACATTTTTATTATATCATAAAAATATTATTTTTGAATATCTGTACCAATTTGTGGTATAATAAAAGCAAGGAAATAATTTACTTTATACAAGAGTAGCTATTTCCATCAAAATTGATTTAAAGAATTATTTTTTTAAATCACCCTTATTGGCGTCTGGGTGATTTTTTATTTTGTCATAAATATAAGCTGATATAACACCAGCTAGTATGCTTAATAAAAAACCTATCATATAATTTCACCTCCTTCCTTATTTGGAATTTGGCGTTTAATATGAAAATAATCACCCTTCGCACTTTCGATTATTATCCTTGCTACAATTATTATAACATATAATTATTACATATTTTTCCATTTTTTTTATATAAACAATGAAATTCAAGTAAATAAATACCTACTTATTTATATATATTTTATAAATTAATTGCTTTATAATCAAGTTTTCAATTTTTTAATAAAAATTTTTATTTTTTATTTTATATAAACAATATTTTTTCTAATTTGTGGTATAATAAAAGCAAGAAGAACTACAATCTATTTTGCGGTAGAGTGAAGTTCATAATTAAATGAATCTATTTGAACTTATGGAACTTGATTTTAAAATCAAATTCCCAGCCACTTTTACTCTTGCCACGAGTTGAGTGGCTTTTTACTTTTAGAAATACTTTACAAATTAAGCAAAATATTAAACTAGCAATAACGCCAGCTATTACATTAAGTAAAAAGTTATTCATACTTCCCACCTCCTTTCATTAGGAAGTAGGTTTTATCCCAGTATGAACTCCACTCTATAAATTGTAGATTACATCTTCTTGCTAAAAATATTATAACATATAATTATTACATATTTTACCTATTCTATATTTATTTTTTTATTTTGCTATCTTCTTCGTCCCCTCTTTCTCTCTCTTTCAGCTTCTTTCATTGCTTCCTCTTCATCTTCTATCTTTATAAGTATTGAGGCGGCTGCTAACGCTCTCTCATTAACTTCTAAATTCATATATTCACTTGGCTTCCACTTTAATTTTTGAATACAATAATGAGTGATGCTAGCATCAAAATCGCCACCTCTGATTAGTTTTTTGCTTCTTCTACTTTATCCTCAAAAGATGTATCAAATCCATTGACTTCATTCACTTTTACTGTATAATTGACATACTCACCTGCTGTAAGCATTGTCTTTAATAACTGAGCTTCTCCCATTACTCCATAACTATTTTGGAGTTCGGCATCCTTTAAATCTGGAAATACTGTAGATGCTACACATAATTCAGCTACATAACTATTGTAGTCAATTTCACTTGTATATTGTCCAGTATGCTTACCATTGTTACCAATCACTTTTACTCTTTTAGTACACTTTCTTCTTAGTGCTTCGTCTTCTTCAGATGATAAAACTTTTAATTCCCATTCAACTGGTTTCCCTTCTTTATCTAAAAATCTGTTACTCGCTACATATTTTACATTATCAACCTTTATTGCATTTTGACTTAAAAAAGCACTTAAATTACTCATATTATTCTAATCTCCTTTTATTTTAATTTTTCATATAAAAAATACACATATATAATTTATAAATGTGTATTTTACTCCATTCCTGCCAATAAATTAAATTTTTCTACTAATTCCCAATCCTCAAAAGTGAAATCCATATCTTCATCTAAATACTCACCATCAGCATCAAATTTAGTAATTATTCCACTGTCCATATTACAATCTTTAAGTACTACTGTCTGTCTTCCTACAGCAGATGTAGGGTCTTCATTTGTAACTTGTATGTCAAAATAAATATCCTCACCAGTTTCTTTATATCTGTAAAGTAATTCTCTAAAAATAGAAGTATTATAATGAAATGTTGCACTTCCAGTATTTGTACTCCCAGTTGTTTTATTTCCCTTTGTTGTTCTTCCTAGAATTGGAACTTCACTTTTATTTTTTTCCATTTTAGCCTCTAAATCTATAGCTTGCATAAAATTATATCTTTTACCTTCTATAGTTATAAAACATTCAGCTTTCTTTGCACTAACTGTATCTTTAGCATTTATTGTTTGAGCCATATTATCACTCTCCTCTCTAATTAACTGAAACAGTCATATAAAGCTTACTCATAGCATTTATTACCTTAACAGCATCAGATACTATGACAGTTTTCTTATCATTTCCAAGCTCTACACTAACATCATCAGTTTTAAAATCTTCTATTGCCCTTATATTCTCTAATTCTTTATGGTGTTTAACAACATCATTCCAGAAACTTATTCTTCCTGCCTTATCATTCGGAACTTTACCTAAATACTTTTCATTAAATAAAGTTGCAATATCATTAGCAATTTGGTCAAGTACTCTAACACTTTGGTTACTTGAAAAATCGTCATTTTTATCATCTGTAAATGATACAAAAGTATTTATATCCTCTAACACATGAACTTCATCTCCCACCTTGTGGAATATAAATTTACCAGTTTTTAAAGCTTCTTCAAGTTGTATTTGTGTATAATTAACATCAACATCAAACTCACCATCATACTTTTTATTAGTATTAGATTTATTTATATCGCATCCTGCTATAACTCCAGCCGCCCAATAAATTAAACTAGATTCTACTAATCCAATATCTTTAATCTTATTTTCTACAGACACTACACCTTCATAATCTGCATCACTTTTCTTATATAGTACTGTTTGAAACTTAGCTCCTACCTTATCTCTCATTCTCTTTGTAAATTCTACAAATAAACTTTTAATTTCTGTTGTTGTAGCCAAACATCCTAAAGCATTAAAGCTATAGCTTTCTATTTTATCCAAGAAAGCTTGGTACTCTGCTCCTGTCACAGCTTCGCCATTAGTTCCACCAGTAAATACAAGTCCTGCACTTGCTTCTAGTGTTGCATCCTTCTTCCAAGTGATATAGTCATTGTCTTGTAAGTCTGTAATAACCTTTGCTATTTGAGTATCTACCTTCTTATTATCTAAAAGTGTTACAACATCAAACTTAGCATTATCATCTATATTTGTTGTAACTGTTACTTTTAAGTCATTTCCTCTGATACCACTATATTTTGCTGTGGCTATAGTACAACTGGCTTTAACGCCTTTATTTAATTTATAAAAATATCCCAACCTTATATTTTTGAATAAATCTCTCAAACCTTTCAGCTTCTCATGAGTATAATCATATCCAAAATACTTCACTGAATACTTCTCAAAATCATCACTGGTTACTTGAAATACGTCTTCATCTATGCCCCAATCTAACTCTAAAGGTATTGCAACAATACCTCTATCCGATAATGAACTGGTTGCCCTCTTAGCTGAGATAAAATTTATATAGCTACCTGGTAATATTTTATTCTGTGTTACAAATGTTCCTCCACCTAACGCCAAATTAACTCACTCCTTTCATAAAGCTATTTATTATTTCCTCTACCTCTGAGAAGGAATATAACTCATTTTCTTTTAAAATTGCATTTAATAAGTCTTTTCTATTTATATACTTCTTAGAATTAACTATCTGCTCCTTAGTAAACTTGTAATCGGTTCCTTTACTTAATGTCTTACTCAAAATTATCACCTCTCTTCAAACCACC